GAGGCCAGCGCCCGGGGGTTCGGTCGCAGATGGCGTGCCGGCTCCGGTCTTGGAACGGACCCAGTAATAGCGCGTCGTCGTGTCGGTCTTGACGAGCAGGGCATTCGTGACGTTGCCGCTCCAGACCTTCGTCGCGCTCGAGAACGGGGTCGAGCTCGTATGCTCGAACACCTCGAAGATACAGTCGCGCGGCAGGGTCGCCGGAGCCGTCCACGTCAGATAGATGCTCGACTCGAGGCCGTAGACGGTGAGGTTGGTCGGCGGATCTGGCGTGTAGGACGACGGCGTCGGGGTCGTGATGGTCAGCGGCTCGATATAGTCGCTGTTGATGGGGTCGCCCCACTGTGCGCTCGTCTCCTCGCGCACCGAAAGGTCGATGAACCCGGTGGGGTCGAACGTCCAGCCCTCGACGCGCACTTCCTTGGCATTCCAGCCGAGCTCGGGGATGGTGACGGTGCCGGTCTCGAAGGGCTCGATGTTGAACGCCGAGAGGTTGCAGCGCAAAGTCGCCGCCTGGGCGAGCCGCGACCGGCGGTTGAGGAGAATGGCGTTGCGCTGCGCCTCGATTTCGTTGGTGCAGCCGGCAAAGGTCGTGTCGAGCCACGCCTGCTCGCCGTCCTCGGCGATATAGGTTTGGTTCGCAACCGCGCGGAATTCGGTCTGCTGCCAATTCTGCGTCGGGTCGATGTAGCTGCCGCGCACGCTGTTGTATCGTTGGTTATAGGGGAACGCCGTCACAAGCTTCACGCCGCCCTCGACAAGATCGTCGACGCCGAGAGTGAAGGTAGGGGTGCGCCACGCGCCGGCGTACATCTTCCACTTGCCGCCGGAGTAGTAGCAGACGCCCATCATCGCCTGCGCCAGCGCCTCGATGTTGTCCTCAAAGCGGTCGCCGGTGTTGAGCATCACGTTGCAGGTGTACCGCTTCTGCGTGGTGCCCGGGACGCTCACGATCTCGTCGCAGATGTCGGCAGCGTCTGCCACCAGCGCCCAGTCGATGCGCGCGGCATCCTCGCCGAGTCCGAGCTTGTTGTCGATGAGGTAGTCGGCGAGGCAGAGCGCCGGATTCGTGCTGTAGGCGTAGGTCGTCGGATCGTCGACGCGATGGCTGCCGCTGCCGCCGGGCTGCGTCGAATCAAGCCGGGGGTCGTATATCTTCTTGCCCTCGACGAGCACGGTGGTCTCGGGGCGGCCGTTCTTGTAGACCTCCTCGTCATACTGAAACGTCATGGCGACGTAGGCCACGCCGCGGCCACGGTGTGAGGTCGTCCACGACGCGAAGGTCGAGGTCAGCTTGTAGTCGCTCACCTGGCTGTCGGTGCCGGTGTAACGGCGAATCCAAGCGCGGTTGAGGTAGGTGCCGCCCGTGACCTTGCCGTCATCATCGGTGCCGGTCACGGCGCTGATCGAGCCGACGGCTTGGCGGTTGAAGTAGACCGTGCCCAGGCTGTTGCACTCGTGCCCCGCGATGGTAAGCACTTGGTGGAGCATCTCGTTGTTGTTGCCGGACGTCAGGGGCGGGATGGTGTTCATACCCGCGACCAGCATCTTGCCGTAAATGATGCGCCGCGCCTCGATGGTGCCGCTGTACTCGACATCCTGTGCCTGGCGTCTGATCTTCGGCTTGCCGACGAGCAGCTGCGCGGCGACGCCGAGCGCCAAGTTGATCAGCGCGGTGACGGCAAACTTCTTGACCGCCGCCCAGAATGCGGCCTTGGCGGCAGCGACGGCAGCGGCCTTGGACGCGGCGAGGATGACAGCGGGAAGGGCTTGGGGCATCTCAGACGCTCCAGAAAGCGGCGACGCTCGCGCGCGGGTAGCGCGTGAGGCCGGTGGTAGACATCACGAGCGCGCAGTCGCCGACCCAGATGCCGGCGGCGAGGCCGTGGGGGGTCTCGACGGCCACGATGTCGCCGCGCGCGGGACGGCCGTGCTGGGCTACGCCCCAGAAGACGGAGACGGCGGGGATGAGGCCGCCGACATGCTCGAGGTGCGCCGCGGCGCTGCCGTCCCCGCACGAAAGGCCGTCGACGTCGGCGGCGGTGTTGCGCCCGGTCATGGCATCGGCGACGCGAAAGGCGAAATGGCAGCAGTTGTCGGTCTGCCAGTCGAAGGCGACGGTCTTGTGCGCATCAAGGGCGCGCCACATCTGCTCGTGCCAGTCTGGGCGGCGCATCAGTTTCTATCCACCCGGTCTCGTTCGCCGCCGCGACCAGGCGCAGGACCGGGGCGGCCGCCGCCGCCGAAGCCGACGTCGCGCTGGCCCCACTTGCCCACGTAGCCCTCGATAGTCGGCAGCAGGTCGAAGAAGCGATCGCCCGGGAAGACGACCTCTTGGTCGGCGTTGGTGTACCGGGCGACGCGCGGCTCGCGGCGCAGACGATGCTCGCACGTCATCGTAAGGGTCGCCTCGCCCTTCGAGAGGGTGATGGTCTGCTGGTTGATGCGCCCCTCCCAGATGACTTCGGGGGTGGCAATCAGGCGGCCGGTGTCGGGGTTGATGAAGCCGAGGTAGATGGTGACCGGGCGGTTCTGGTAGGGCTCATTGAGCGCCGGCGTCAGAAGCGACGCATCCATGCCCGAGAGCGTCATGGTCACCTGTCGAGCGATAACCTCGATATTCTCCTCGACCGAATCGATGGTGCCGAGCTCGCCGACGCCAAGGAAGGGCAGGATGTCGGACTCGGTGGTGAGTAGGTCGTTGTCCTCGGCGAGCAGGTTGTCGCCGTCTTCCATAAGCAAGTATTCAATCAAAGACAGATCGCCAATACCGTCGTGCACACGGATGGGGCCGGAGTCGTAGAGGATCTCGACCATCACCACGAGCGTGACGGCGGCCTTGTCAGCCTCTGCGGCGTTCAAGGCCTCGACGAGGCGGCTCACGACGCGATGTCCTCGACCAGGCTGATTTCGAGGTCGGAGCGGGTGCCGGGTGCCGTGTTCCAGTTCACCGAATCGTCATTCATCAAGAAGCGGCCCATCGGCGAGCGGAACACGACTGGAGCGTTATCGGCGGGGGCGTTGCGCAGCGCCGGCTCGAACATCAGGAAGGCAGAGCCGCTCGAGTTCGAATCGAGGTCGGCGGTCAGCCGCTTGAGCTCGCCGTTGATTTCGACCCAGTCGCCCGCCTTGGCAAGCCCGGCGGTCGAGGTCGGCAGGCCGTCGATGTTGATGCCGGTGCCGGTCTGGCTCGCGCCGTTGACCAGCGCGCAGCGAGCGACGGAGGCATGGCTGAGGAATTGGAAGTCGTTGGCGGCACGGCCGGTTGCGATGTCGTAGAAACTGACGTGCGAGGACGTGCCGGAGGCCGTGAACGTCTCAAGGATGCGCCCGGCCGTGGTGCGAGGCGTGCCGTTGAGGAGGCCTGTAGCGCCCTGAGACGTCCCTGCAGCGGCTTTGAAGTTGACCGCACCCTTGCCCGCCCCCACGACGGCGCGGACGGCATACGGGGCCGAGGTGACCGTGGTGAGGGCTGCCTGATAGGCGTACCGGTCAGCAGTGACGCCGGTGCGGGTCAGGCGAAGACCGAAGTGGGAGTCGGCCGAGAGCACGAGCTCGGCGTTGCTCGAGGTCCAGCCGGTCGTGGCCGAGACGGCTGCATTGTTGGACAGCAGCTCCGCATTTGCGAGGCTGCCGGCGGCGATGTAGGCGGGGTCGGTCAGCCAGAGCCGGTTCGACCGCCCGCGCAGCGCCGCGATGAGGGCGAGGATGCGGTGCCGCTTCGTCGGCATCGGAGCGCGGAAAAGCAGCCGGCATGACCAGCGGTTGCCAGGGCGGCTCACCGTGCGCACGGCACCGGAGAGCGCCGAGGAGAACACCGCCGAGTTGTCGATGATGCTCCACTGCACCTCGGAGGCAACAAGATCCGGCGGCAGGACGAGGTCGGTCATCGGCGTATCCCGTAGCGGCGGTCGAGCTCGTCGAAGATCTTGCGGTTGTTGTCCGCCAAGATGGTCGGCAGAGCCTGCGAGAGCTCCATTGTGGCACCCCGCGCGTCGATGTTGTAGACCGGCGAGACGGTCATGCCGCCGCCCGCGCCGTTCGGGATGATGGTGCCGCCGGTAGAGGGCACAAAGAGCTCAGGGCCGCGCTCGCCGACCATGTAGGGCGTGTTGCCGGTCACCGGGCCGCCCATCGCTCGCGCCTGCAGCCCCTGCGCCGCGGCGTTCGCGATGTTGGCGACGATGCCGGTGCCGCCCGTGAAGAGGTTAAGGAAGCCGAGCAGCAGCTGCCGCGCCATCAGATCCGCCAGCATCCGGCGCAGGATGTTGACGAAGCCCCGGGCCATGCCCTTCAAGCCCTCAGCGAACGGGTCGAAGAGGAAGTCGGCGAAGGCACCCTGCATCTGCCTGGCGGCCTCGGCGGCGAACTCAGCAAGGGGGCCGGTTTGGGGGCGCAGGCGGGCATCGAGGCCGGCCACGAGGCTGTCGGCCAGACCCTCGCCGAACTCTTGGAAGGTCGGCTCGATGTCCTCAAGCGCCATCATTGCCCAGCGGTCGATATCGTCCTTGGTCTTCTTGGCGCGCTCGCGAGGGGACGAGCTCGTTTTCTTCTTCTTCGGATCGTCGGGTGCCTTCGCCATCGCCAGCGCACGCTCGGCTTCGATTTGCTGGTTTACGATGGCAAGGGCTTGCCGCAGATAGGCGATGCGGTTTTTTTCTTCTTGGTTGAGCGTTTTGGCGGCATCGATCATGCGCGCGCGTTCGAGAGGGCTCAAATCCATGCCGCCGCCCGGCACCACCCCGGTCGACGCACGAGAGGCCGCCGAGATTTCTTGCTCAAGAAGTGCGCGCTGGCCGGCAAGACCGCTAGCCTCGATTGCACCCAGTTTGACCAGCTCGTTGCGGGTGTACTGGATGAACGACGATACCTTCTGCAGCGCCTTGGTGAACCCGGTGATCAGCGCGCCGGAAAGCGCGTTGGCGGCTTCGACCAAGGCCGGATCGCGCAGGGTCTTGGACAGCTCGTCGAGCGCCTTGCGACCCTCGTCGGTCTTCTTCGCCGCCTCGGTCAGCTTGCCGAACGCCGACACCAACACGCCGCCAGTGAGCAGGCCGAAGGCGAGGTTGATCGCCTTGCCCGTCACCTTGGCCGTCTTCTCGATCGTCTTCAGCGAGGTCGTGGCCGAGCGAATCGCCGCTTGCGTCTTGTCGACTGCGGTTATCTGGACTTCTGTCTTTGCCACGCGGCCTCCTGTTCGTCTCGCTCCATCTTGGCGGCTGCCAAGAGGTGCGAGAAGTCGCGCTCGGTCATGTTGAAGATATCGTCAGGCAGGACACCCATCCGCAGCGATAGCGCGTAGATCGAGCGGAGGTAGGTGTCCTCTCTCAGTTTTTTTCGGCTTCCTCGATGTTCACCCCGCCGGTGTTCATCTCGGTGACGATGCGCACGAGCACGTCAGGATCGTACTCGTTCATCAGGTCTTTGCGCTCGACGCGGCCGAAGAGCTTGGCCCCGTGCTTGTCGCGCGCGCGCACCTGCACCGTCACCGCCATCGCCTCAAGGTCGAGGATGGTC